TGGGTCTGTTTCTTTCACTTTCTGTTTAATCGGTTTAATCACAATTTTATATTTGGTTAAATCTATATTTTCCATTTTATATAATCTAATTTAGATTAAAATTTTTATAATATTTATTTTTTTAATATACTATCTAATGATAACGCTCGTTTCGGTTTTGGTTGTAATGGTGAAGGCAACTGAATACCCGTTTCTTCTCCTCCTCCTTCTAAATCAACTCGTCTATGTATTTTAATACATCCACATATTTTAACTTCATCACATTTACTTTTAAAAATATATTGTCCTAATGCTAAAATACAGGCTATACCTGATGAGACCACGAAACTCAAAAAAACTTCTGATAATGCCATTTATATATATATATCAGAATTATTATTAAATATTTATTCATTTATATTCATTTATATTCATCTTATCTAAATTTTTATTTACAAATCTTCTAACCATTTCTTTATGAATATGTAATATTATTTTCTCATTGCGTTCTGTTGCTTCGTTGAATAATAATTTATATCGTTTATCCTTCTCTTTGTATTTATTCATTAACTCTGTTAATTCATCATCCGTATAATTAAATATTTCCATTATATATATTAAAGTATAATTTATATTATATTATATTTAAAACCCATACCAAGCAGAACCATCACAGTAAAATTTTTGTGTTGAATCGGCTGGCATTACATAAGTAGTTGTAGAACTACCTCCAGTTTTTGGATAAATTAAAGTTCCGACAACTGGTGCTGTTATATTCATTGTTGATGCTGAAAACACTTTAATATTAATTATTTGATGTATCGTTAAAGTAGGTAATGTTATAGTTTTGGTTGCTCCTGTTATTACAAGAAAATATTCACGATTAATATTTGATGAAATTGTATATGCCACACCAACATTTGAAAACATTAAACCTCCATATAAAGTTGTATTTGTTGCTGATTGTGTGGTATTTACTGAACTTGGATTTGAAACATCTGGACTTTTTAATTTTATCAAAGTTGATGAGAGAGCGGTGGATGAACCTATTAATATATTAGATGTCAATAGAGATGACCCAATACTCAGACTGCTCCCCGTCGTTCTTGATTCGTATGAATTTGATTGAAATGAACCTGCGGATGCTGTTGCTATTGCTCCAGTCCCTGATACTGAAATATTTCCAGATGTGCTAATATTTCCTGAACCAGTTATATTCCCTACCACATTTATTGAGTCTCCTGATGGTAGTTGTATTCCACCGTCTGCTGTAATCAAGCCTGTCGCTGATATTGCGCCTGTGAGGAATAAAGGTCCGTTTATTGTTGTTTTTGTGGCTGATGCTCCAATTGAGATCTCAGTTGTATTTCCTGCTGTTGTATTATTTCCAATACTAATGATTGGAGATATAGATCCTGAAAATGCTGCATTGAGACCAGTTCCAATATTTATATCTCCTTGATTTGTTGATATTGATTTCAATCTACTCCCTGTTCCAATGTTAATTATTCCAGTTGTTTGTGAAGAACATATTGATAATGTTGATGTATTTGATATAGAGTTTATTGTTGGTGCACTAATACTATAAATACCCATATCTAAATTACTTGTTGCAGTTCCTACCCAAGTAGAAGAAGGTATTGTTTTCCATATTGGTGTAGATGCTCCCTGTGATGCTAAATATTGATCTGTTGATCCTGTTGATGAATTAACATTCAAAGGACCTGTTAATTTTGTAGTTCCGTTTATTGTTGTTTCAGAATTTGCTGATCCTATAGTTACAGTTCCGCCTATTGCTTGTGCTGATGCTATTGAAACATCGCCAATTCCTAAAGCCGATCCAATGACAATATTACCATTTATAACATTTGAACCAATTGTGAGGGCTGTTATTCCTGATGCTGTGTCTATTGCTGAGTTATAAACTGGTGATGCTAATGTTGAGAATGTATTAGAAGGTGTATATTGAACGTAAGCAAATCCAATCCAATATAAATTATAGGTATCATTAGGGATTAGTGTATATGATGATACATTAGTAACATTACTAGAGTTAGGAGCATATAAAAACATTGTTGATAATCCTGAACTAATCGTAACATTTACGGATGCCCTATTTTTAAATTGTATTACTTGTCCTGTTGAATACGCTAATGTAGGAATTGTTAAAGTTTGTCCTGCTGTTGTTCCAGAAAAAAGAACTATTAATGTCGGATTTGTTGTTGTTGGTATTGTTGCTGATGCTGTATAAGCAATATAAGTAGAACCTGTCGCTACTGTGATCCAATTCGTGGCTGTTGATGTTGATGATAACACCTGACCTGCTGTCCCTACATCACCAGAACTGTCTGTTAAAGTTGAATTTAATCTTAAATTATTATCAAAAGTATTTGTTCCCGCCCAAGTGTTATTAGTTGCTAATAATGTCGCACCGCCATTTATTTGATTTTGTAAATTATTTATTTTTTGGTTCAATTGATAGTTTGAATATGACATATATATATATTAATTAAGATTATATTTATAATAAAATTTTATTATGTTTGAATCCATGAAGTTCCTAAATTTATCGCACTTACAAAACCACCAGCACCTATAACAACACTAGCGGAAGTAACAGATGCACCAGTAGCATAAATACCTCCAGTAAATGTAATTGTTATCGTCCCAGATCCTGTGTTTTTAACTGTTATTCTTTGACCCTCGGGATAGCCAGATGGAACTGTCAATGTCCCACTTGCTGTTCCTGTAAATCTAAATAAATAATCTCTCATAACACTTGTAGATAGTGGAAAAGGTAATAAATTTGAATTTAATGATGCAACTGCTGTTATTCCTCCAATATATCCAGTAACACTATTATATATATGTCCTTCAATTGTAGACCTTGAATTAGAACTCCCTATAAATATTCTATTGTTTAATGTTGAACCAGTGCCTATATTAATATTTCCTGAAGATGAAACCGTTGTCCTTGCTCCTGTCCCAATATTTAGAGTGCCAGATGTTTGTGTTGTCGCAATATTGACATCAGTACTAACTGCCGATGCGTTTAATGAAGGTGCTACAACAGATGTTCCAGTAATAACACCTGCTGAAGAAATAGATCCCGACGTTGTTGATATACTAGAAGATGTTGATATAGTAGAAGATGATGTTAATGCACTAACTATATTTCCAATTATAGATAATGTTCCTTTAATAATTGTTGCATATGATGCACTACCAATATTTATAGTATCAACTGCTGGGACTGCTAAATCTGTATCTGTTCCAATATTTATTCCTCCGCTCGCTCCTGAATCTGAACCTATAATTATAGGACCAAAAGTTCGGGCTGCTGATCCACCACCAATATATAGAGCCCCTGTAGTTTGTGAATTAGCCAATCTTAAAAGTCCTGTTGTTGGTGCTGTTGCATTGTTAATATCTGATGCATCAATCCCAATATTACAAAGTTTAACTGCTCCTCCTGATGTTCCTGCTGTTGTATTACATAGTCGTATTGTTCTTGTTGCTGGTAATATTGAACCTATTAAAATGTCACCACTTCCTGTCGTCCCATATAAATTAATATCTGTTCCAGACGTTGATTCTGTTATTGTATTAATTGCTAACGCACCCGAAAAAGCCAATGAATTTGTAACTGTTAATCTATACACTTTATTAGAAATAGATGTTTGAATCCAATATGAACCATTAAAATATAACGATAATGTTTCTGTCAAATTTAAATCAATTAACGTGGTTGATGTTGATGTTCCTGTAAATAAAATTGATGTTGTGCTAATATTTACAGTTCCTCCTGCTGCATTTTTAATACTTAAAAAAGTTCCAGTTGTAAAACCTATAATTGGAATAGTCAATATTCCTCCCGATCCTACTGTTCCAGTAAAAAGCACATATATATTTTTATACGTTGTCGTTTGAAGAGTAAAAGGCAATGATGATAAGTCATAATTTATATATGCTGTATTGTTATTTATCTGATATTGTAAATTATTAATCCTTTGACTAAGTTGATAATTTGAATAACTCATTATATATTAAACATTATATTTTATTTATAATAAAAATTATAAAAAAATAATCTAATATAGATTATATAAAATGAGTTGTATAGAAAGTAAATTAACTGGCCGTGGATTAAGCGAGGGTTCATTAAAATTATATGAAGCAAATTTAAAACGCTTAAATAATAATCAAGAAATAAAGAGTTTAAATTTTTTAAAAGATACAGAAAGTATTATTAATCAAATAAAAGATAAAAAAGATACAACTGGTAGAAGTTATATTATTGCTATTTGTTCCACTCTTAAAAATGACCCAAAAATGAAAAAGTATTATGACATTTATTATAATTTATTAATTGAATATAATGATAAACTTAAAACAAATAATAATAAATCCGAAAAACAAGAAGAAGAATGGATATCACAAGATGAAGTTAAAAATAAATATAATGAATTGGAGAAAGAAATAATACCATTAATTAATAAGAAAAATATAACAACTGACGAATATTATAAAATGTTATCTTTTATTGTATTATCATTATATGTATTACAACCACCAAGAAGAAATTTAGACTATTTAAAAATGTTAGCAATACCTAAATATAAAGGTAATGAAACCAAAGACTTTAATTATTTTGATATATCTAATAAGAAGATGATTTTTAATAATTATAAAACTAAGGGCACTTATCAAAGTCAAGAAATAGATGTAGTTGATAAATTATTTATTATATTATGTATGTGGATTAAGAAATTTAAAATTAAATATAATATATTACAAAAAATAGACGGGTCTGAATTAGATAAGAATGGTATTACAAAAATATTATATAAAATATTTAATAAAAAAGTTGGATCTAGTATGCTTCGTAATATATATTTAACTGACAAATATAGCGATCAGAATCAAGAGAAAATTAAAGATGCAAAAGCAATGGGAACATCTGTAGGAACAATAGATAACCAATATACAAAAAATGATTAAAATATTCTGTTAAGTTAATTCTTAGGATTGCTTTATTAAGGATTTAGCCGAGAAGTTAGGAAAATAAAAATATTTAAATTGGAATCCAATGACATATTAATATATCTGGTGGCATTTCTCTATTTTCACATTCTCTATTAATCAACTCTTCATAATCATTTAAATTATATCCTGCTTTACCACATAATATACGAGAAATAACGTGTCTTCCACAAGTGCATACTTCTGGGTTTTCATTTTGTAATTTTAAAGTTGAAAATATAGGTTTCTTACTACTTTTCATGATTCTAGTTAAATAATCATCTGGCTGATTTAACATTTTATTTATCATTTTAGGAATATATTTTAATTCTCCTTTGTGTGTTTTACCATATGAATCAAAGAATTCAAGTGTATCACCTTTACGAATTAAACAACACCAATGACCTACTCTAGGCTGAGACTCTAATAATAAAATTCTAAAATCATCTTTATTTGGAATTAATTCATCAATAGTATTATAATTTTCCAATTCACTATATTTCATTATCTTATTCTTTACATCTACTCCAAAATTACGAATGAAATCGTCTTCTGATACCATTTTTTTTAATTCATTCTTATATTTTTCTATAACTTTATTTTTTGACATATATCTATAATAAAAAATAAAAAAAGATTTAGTTTTTTTTAGATTTAGATTATTTTAATTTCTACGCTTAATTATAATATGGGGTTTTTCTCAGTAAAAGATAACACACACGGAAGAATAGAACAAGTTAAATTATTACCAACAATACAAAAATTATTTAATAGAGATATTCAAATAATTGAAAATGATTTAGCAAGATTTGATTATGAATGTGATAAATACTGTTATGAATTGAAGACACGCACAAATACAAAAGATAAATACCCGACGACATTAATAGGAAGAAACAAGACTGAAAGCGATAAGAAAATAATATTCTTATTTAAATATACTGATTGTCTCTGTTATATTAAATATAAAAAAGAATTATTTGACACATTTGAAGTTAAAAAATTTAATAGGAATGTTCGTGCGTCAAATAAAAGTGATTATATTTATATTCCTGTAGAACATTTAAAAGTTTTAGAAATATATAATATATAAAAAAAATAAAAATTTTATTCTAATTAATAATATATATAAATGTCTGTTTCAAGTCTTATTAATTCTCCTTCATATGGTCAAAAATACACTTTAACAAATCTTCGTGGTAATATTGCTATTCCTGTTTCGGCGGCAACAGCATTCGCAGAGACTGTCATCACTTGTATTGCATCTGCAGCGACAGTATTAAATATTACATTACCAGCGGGTAGGTATCTTGCTAAAATGGAATGTTGTATTACTGCAATTGCTGGTCAAGCATCAGTTGTAAATTATGCTCAATTACAATTAATAGGAAATAATACATCAGGTGGAAACAACCAACTTTTAGGTGCAGGGGCTAGTTACGGTGGAATTACATTTACAGGTGTAGTTGCGAATGTAGGGGCGAATAATATATTTATTAAAGACGATGTCTTTTTTACAATACCAGAAGAGACAACACTATCAATGCGATTAGTATCTAATGTATTAACTGCAGGATGTGAAACAAGAGACACCGATTTACCATTTAATCCTGCCCAACCGTGTGAAAATAAAGTAACATTTTATGAATTGCTTTAAATTTTTTATAATTATATTATTATTAATCAAATAATAATATAAAATATAATCTAAATCTATATTATCATCAGTAATTAATCTAAAATAATCTAAAATAGGTTATCATTAGTGATAATTTATAAATTATCATGTAGAATAATCTGAAATAATGTAAATCTAGATTAAATTTATATATAATCTAACTTTAGATTAACAATAATATGTTAAATCGGTTATAGTGTTTGGTTATTAAGGACTTAACCGAAAAAACTTTAATAATATAATATAATTTAATATATATGTCTATACCAATCAATATTAAATTATATAATCAGGTAAAATTAGAAGCAGATGAAATATATGACAAACCAAGTGCATATAAAAGCGGATGGATCGTAAAAGAATATAAAAGACGTGGTGGCTTATATATTGGTAAAAAAACAGATGAAGGATTAACTAGATGGTATTTGGAAAAATGGAGAGACGTAGGA